CCTTAAATTCGATTACCCAAGATGTTATTACGTTATAAGTTAATGATGACGGCAGCTCTAGTTACGAGCGGGCTAGTTATCGCAGTTTGGAAGAAGGAATCATTCCGAAAGGATGTTTCTTTAATGGTAGGGCGTTGGGCACGGAAGCCGCATGTAGATGCTGATGTGTCCAGGGACGCCTTTACCTCTGTTCAATTACCCTCACCTCAACCCGTGGATGGTCATACCCATCCCGTCGCTGCCGCTCTTAGGAGCACCGCCACTGGATTTGCAATGAAAGTTGCGAATCATTTTGGTGGAACCTTGTACAGTGTTGAAATGTCAAAGGCAGATCAACGTTCTGGAATACTCGGTTGCAGACAATGGTTCTGGGCTAAAGACACTAATGCCGAGAATGTCATCAGCGAAAGTAGTTCTGGTGACCTCGAGTACATGTGTGATGTTGATTATTATGTCGACATGCCAGAATACCTCTTGAGGACCTCAAACCCTGTGTTATTGTACACAATGGTTCCTAAAACCGCTGCTTCCCATAGTCAGGACACTTCTCATTATTTTAATGAAAGTGGCGAGTTGGAAACCTTCATCACTGGAGGTGGACATTATAAGCATTTCCTGTGGAATTATGGCAGCGATTCGTTCAAAATTACCCGTAAGTTTTTTGGAATTACCTATCTTGCTAAGACTTTTGCTGTTGAGAGAAGGCAAGTAGGTCCTGAAAGACAAGTGGTGTTGATTACACCAATACTTGAATTTCGTGGCCCTATTGCCATCCTGGCAAATTGGCTAATACAAGATAATTGCTTAATGCGCTTTAATCCAGTGCATTCAGTTAAAGATGGTTCTAAATTTACCCGATTTATTGTTCACGGACCTAATGGTCCAATGATTACTACCGCTAGACCTTGCACGCATCTATGTGCTAATATCCCGGCAGATGTCGACGCAGCTATAGAAACAGTTGCTAGGCTTAGCGCTACTAATCTAATGTTGCCCACGACCGTATCGTGGGTTGGACAAGATTATCGGAAACAGGCAGCAGTTCTTACTGAATACCATCGCTTGTCGATTGGAAAGAAAGTGCCAACTGTTTATCCTGTTGATGCTGGTGTTCGGGCTTATGCTTACGAACCCAGAAATTTTGATCAAGATAAGAAACCAAAACTCCAAGCATTTATGTCACCATTAGTGCATGGGGCATTTGCACCTGTTGCAGATGTAGCAGGAGAGAGGCGTTGTGTTGAAGGAAGAGTTACCAAATACACCAGCAAACCAGAACCAAAATTTAATAAATTTGTTACAATGTGTATGATAGAGTTTGCTGAATTGGTAGTGAATGGACAGACATTGGAGCCAGTTTGCGTTGAAATAATAGTAGAAAAACAAACAAGGCCTGCGCAGCTATTGTCCCTGGCCAGGGCAGTAGTTAGTGGACAGTATGTACTTAAAATACTGAAAGACTTCATTAAAGCTGAAGCGTATCCAAAGATTAGTGATCCAAGGAAAATTTCTACTTATAATGATAAGGATAAATTAACCCTTGCTCAATTCGCACACGCAATTTCTAACCACCTGAAACAATTCAAGTGGTATGGACCAGGGAAGACCCCCAGAGAGATTGCAGAACGAGTGGCACAAATCTGCTCTAATGCAGATTTTGTCAATGCCTCTGATCTGGAGCGCATGGACGGCTCTATAACCCAAACTATTCGGGAAGTAGACCGCCTAATTATGATGAAGATTTTTCCACAACACCGCAGTGTTTTGAATCAATTAATGAGAGACAATGCAAACAATAGAGGAGTATTTCCAAACGGGACAACATACGATCAAGAGTACAGCCACGGTTCTGGCAGTTCTGATACAAGTACTGCACAAACACTTCGATCCACGTTCGCAGCCTACCTCGGCTTCCGCAATATGCGAAAAGCTGACGGTTCTACGCTCGGACCAAGAGAAGCGTTTGATAGGCTCGGAATTCACTTTGGTGATGACGGCCTCGATGCTGGACTGCCCTCACCCAACCACTCTTGGGCGTGCAGGAAAGTCGGGCTCGTACTTGAAACCCTTATTATATCAAGGTGGGATAGAGGGGTCAATTTCTTGGCTCGCTATTATTCACCAGATGTATGGGGTGGACGTCTTGACAGTATGTGTGACATCAAGAGACAGTTGTCAAAGTTCCATACAACAGTGCGCTTACCAGAAGGAGTGCCATTACAGGACAAGTTGGTTGAGAAAGCCCGAGGTTTTGTTTCAACTGATGGAGAAACACCAGTTATTGGACCCTTTTGCAAGCGAGCCTTGGAATTATGCCTCCCACCGAAAAGAGCGCTCGATATCCAGTCCTGGTGGGCTAAGTTTGAAGCTTCCGACCAATTCCCCAACAGTAATGCTGATGGATGGATGGATGCTGAATTCGAAGCACAATTTCCAGAATTCGACCGAAGTATCTTCAACGATTTCATGGAAACCGCCAGGTCAGCTGGAGACCTCTTACAAGCCCCGCTTTGTGCGGACATCAAGCCTCCTAACTCCACAACTGTTGAAGTTGTGGTCGATGACGATGTCCAATATCCCGAGGTCAATGGTAGCAATGTTGGTACCAAAGAGCCCTCGAATGCAATCACAAAGTCCCCGCGGACGTCGACGAAAGAAGACCGTGAAAAGAAGCGGGCCTCCAATGAAAAACAAAGACGTGCAGTCTATAAGCACGTCGCTCTCAAAACTTAGTGTAGAAGTTTGAGATTGCTTAAAGTGTCAAAGGTGTGTATTCCTAACACTTAGATGAGCCGCCAATATACATGGATATAGACAAACAACATAGGC